CATATTGCGATGGCCCTCGCGCCGTTGTAAGTCTGGCTACTCGACTAGTGAGAGTGGTTGGTGAAAATTGGTGGGATATCTAGACCCTGGGATTTGCCGTTCACGCCATATGAAAGCGGATACTGTTGACCACTTCAGTAAAAGTGGTACCTCCGGGGGAAGACAAAACTTCTTATTAAATGCTCCGAGAGTAGGCAAGACCTGTACTCGTACTCAACAAAAGCTAGACAGCGCTGCGATGCGCGGTAGTCTATAAATTACGAATTGAAAAAGAAAAGAATAAAAATAATGACGTACACACCATATATTTCCCCGCTGAGATTCGCTCCCGACGGGTTTTTTTCGTGTGACATGGTGGCGGACGGCGCAGAAAGTAGGCCGAATCTCCAGCGGATCCGTAGCCCTTCGGGGTGTAAGAACCCTGCCCGGTACGGTGAAACTGTATGCGTGAGATCCGACGACGCCCGCGGTTCAGGTGGCCTTGGTCCGGAGCAATCCGGCGAGGGACCTCCACTCTCCCACGAGGAGGGAATGGAGGCGGCCTGGGGTTGTCGAGGTTCTAGTGGGGGCTTAGGTGGTGACATCTTTGCCGACGCTAGTTCCGGGGGGGTGCGAAGCTGCCCCGTTCCGACCAACCGTCTCCGATACGTCAAGGAGAATAAACGAAAAAGACGTTTGAATCAAAGGGAAGGAAAACGTGCGTCCGCCCCGCTGGCCCCGGTCAGTTTCACGAGCACTGACAAGACCACAAACCGTTCTGACAACAAGTTTGCTTGCTTGGAGGATGACGACGGTGAGTTAAGGTGCACCATGAGCACCCGCCTACTGGGAAAGGCGAAGTCCCTGATCCGTTTTTTCGAGACGGAGCTCGGATTAGAAGGAGATAGCAGCCTTCTTCCCCCACGTATCGAGTGCGGTCATCTTCGTTCCGCCGTACGTGGTTGTTTCCCTCTGGAACTCTCGACTCTAGAGGAGCTGAGCCTGAAAACTACCCAGAAGGTGGAGAAGGGCTGCTGTAAGAACTGTGGGAAAACGCGGTTCGGCAGCAAAATCAGCGAATGGAAAGAAGCCATGTCCCGTCCAGCAAAAGTAGATGCCCAGCATCTCAATCGCTTCAGAAAGGCTCTACGACAATTAGTACCTAAAGGATGGAATATGAAAAAGGGGGCCTTTATCCCCAATGGCTCCGCCACATTGGATACTCCGGTAAAACACGGAGGCAACTGGCAGCGAGCCCCGTTCTCGGACTTGTGCAACGCTAAGCTTGTCTTCTCGTCAGGGAAACCGAGGGTTGTGACCTTGTACTCGAGTCATAACACCTCGGTGTTGGCTCCCCTGCATCGCGCGTTGTATTCACTGATGGAAAAGAGAGGGTGGCTACTGGTCGGTGATCCGACAGTCGATCGAGTGGCCCAATTGAATGGACTTGGCGACTTTTTAAGTTTTGACTATGTAGGTGCGACAGACAACATTAAAGTTGCCTACACCATAGCCGCCATCGAAACTTTGATTGAGTTTTCAGTAGATCTCTCGTCCGAGGAGGAAAGGTGTTTACGAGTTTTATGTGAGATAAAGTTAGGAGAACGCCAGTCAGGCAGATCCGACACGATTGATCGCGTAGAGCACGATGTTTTTCAGAGAGGGCAGCCTATGGGAAGCGCGATGAGCTTCCCTCTGCTCTGTCTGATCAACAAAGCTGTAGTTGATCTTTCGCTCGCGGACCTATTGGAGACAAAGAAAATTGGATGGGCTGAGTTCGTCCAGCATCGTTGCCTCATCAACGGCGATGATCTTCTCTTGAGGGAACCCAAAGTGGGATCTGATATCCTGAAAAAGGCCGTCATTCGCAATGGCGGGGAAGTAGGGCTTATCGTCAATGAGGACAAGAGTGGGGTCTCCGCAGTCCATGCGGAGATTAATTCCACCATGTTCGAACGTTCCATGGCGGGGTGGGAGAAGAAAAAGAAAACAAACGGAAATTCTCTGTATATGTCACCTGATGTCCAGGATGTCCTCGGAGTCGCCTTCGAGGGTACACGGACAAAGGAAGGTTTCATACGAGTTGTACGCGCAAATGCGAAGCTTTTGGCTGAGCAGGAAGATAAGCTTCTCTGGAAGCTACCCTTCTCGTACCAGGCCGCAGCGAGAAAAGACAAGAAAATAAAGAAATCGCTGTTAGTGAGCCCTCCTGCCTCGCAGGATGACCAATGGAATCTGTTCCCGGTCGTCTCGGCCCCAGAGGGCTACGAGATGACCCATGAAGAAACCAAGGAAGTCCTGATTTCGGAGGTAGACAGAGTCCGAGAAAATGCGATCGAACTCCAGAAGGCGAAAGCAATGAGAGCCTTCTGCCGACGGAAGGGGGTTACTGACACGTGGGCCC